AGGAGAGCTGAGATGGCAGCTAAGATGGGTTATGCTGATATGGGTGGTGGAGCTCAAGCAACCGGATTAGGAGTTCAAACAGGAAATGAAGCATTGGATAAAGCATTAAACAGAGATTATTCTGAATTAGTAAAAAGATTTAATAAAAAATAATGGCTGTAATATTAGGTAGTAAACCTGTAACTGATTTAAAAGAATTCGAAGATACTGCGATAGGTATCACTTTGCCGTTACAAATAGGTAATACTGCTTTTAATCAATCATTTAAAACATTTGACCAAGTTAGGACAAATATAAAATCTTTATTATTAACTAAAAGAAAAGAAAGAGTAATGCAACCCTTTTTGGGAAGTGGATTACATGAATTAGTTTTTGATTTTAATGATGATGAACTTTCAACCAATATAGAGGAAGTTATAACATCTACATTAGCACAATGGTTACCATACGTTAATGTAGATACTATTGATATAGAACAAACGGATTTCCTAAAAGATAGAAATCAAGTTAACATATCTATAAATTTTAGAATTGGAGATTCGGTAAGTTTAAATCAGGTAACTTTTACAATATAAGCAAATGGCAACTAATAACACAGTAAGTAAAAATTTTAAAAATAAGGGTAAAGATATTAAATACCTAAATACCGATTTTACGGGCTTTAGAAGTAATTTAATTGAGTTTGCTAAAACTTATTTTCCAAAATCTTACAACGATTTTAATGAGACATCTCCGGGTATGATGTTTATAGAAATGGCATCTTATATTGGTGATGCTCTTTCATACTACGTTGATGATACATTTAAAGAATCTCTAATGCCATATGCGGAGGATTCAAAAAGTATTATGGCACTTTCCCAATATTTGGGGTATAAGCCAAAAGTAACATCTCCAGCAATAACTACATTATCTTTATATCATTTAGTTCCATCTATAGGTGATGGGGTTAATAATAGACCTGATGAAACTTATTATTTGAGAATAAAAGAAGGAATGTTAGTTGATGCTGTAAGTAATGCAACAAAATTCAGAACTACAGAAATGGTTGATTTTGCAGATGAATATAATAGAGAAGTTACAGTTTATCAAAGAGATTCAAATACGGGAGAACCTACATTCTATTTAGCAAAAAAACAAGTACAAGCTATTTCATCTACAGTTGTTGAGAAAGATGTAACGTTTGGTTCATACGAACCATTTAGAACTATAGCATTATCAGATACTAATGTAATACAAATTATAGATGTTAGAGATAATCAAGGAAACAAATACTATGAAGTTCCTTATTTAGGACAAGAAATGGTTTTTGTTGAAGAAAAAAATACATTATCTAACGATCCGGATTTACATCAATTTCGTGAAACAACTCCATATATTTTAAAAACATTAAAAACTCCTAGAAGATTTGTAGTTAAGGTTAATGATGATAATACAACAACTATTCAATTTGGAGCAGGTGACCCATCGGCATCCGATGAGCAATTAATTCCAAATCTTAAAAATGTAGGATTGGGATTACCAAACTCAATTAGTAGATTAGAAGAATCATTTGACCCAACTAATTTTTTAAAAACGAAAACATACGGAACATCTCCATCAAATACAACTATTACAGTGAAATATTTAATAGGTGGTGGAAATGCTAGTAATACTAACGTTGGTGATATAACAAGAATAACTGGTGTTGAGTATGATGAGGATTTACTTAAATTTACACCTCCACAAAGAGGTATATATCAGGAAACTAAAAACTCACTTGCAGTAGATAATGAAGTTCCTGCAGTTGGTGGTAGGGGTGCTGAAACTTTAGAAGAAATAAGACAAAACTCATTAGCAAATTTTGGTGCACAAAATAGAGCAGTAACCGCAAAGGATTATCAAGTTAGAGTATTATCAATGCCAGCTAGATATGGTGGGATAGCAAAGGCTTACGCAAGCGCTGATGGTCAATTAGATAATAATTCACCAGCATCTATATTAGCATCACCAAATTCATTACAACAATTTACTGATTTGGTTATGACATTTGTTGAAAAAGCAGATAATGAAGAACCATCATCAACTCAAGTAAAAGAAGAAATTAAAAATTTCTTAGTGGGAAAAACTGATAATGCAAATGAAATAAACAATCCATTTGCAATTAATTTATATCTGCTGGGTTATAATAGAGATGGGCATTTGACACAATTAAATAAAGCTATAAAACAAAATCTTAAAACATATCTAAATGAATATAGAATACTAACCGATGGTGTTAATATAATAGATGGTTTTATTGTAAACATAGGTGTTGATTTTGAAATAACTGTATTAGATAGTTATAATAAATCGGAAGTTATTACTCAATGTATAAATGAATTAAAGAATTTCTTTGTAATCGATAAGTGGTCATTTAATCAAACTATAAATCTTAGCGAAATTGAATTAACCATAGCAAATGTAGAAGGTGTTTCATCTGTTCCAAAATTGGAAATATCAAATAAATGTACGGGTAGATATTCACCAAATTCTTATAACATAATGGCAGCAACTAAAGATAAAATAGTTTATCCATCGTTAGACCCTTGTGTTTTTGAAATAAAATTCCCTAACTCAGATATAAAAGGAAGAGCAAGATAATGGCATACTATTTTATTACAGCATCAAAGGATGCATCGGTATATTTACAACAACCAAACCAAAATACTGGGTTAGACCAGATATTGGAAGTTAGTAAAGTTTATTATGGAAATATAAAAGATGTTTCTAGAGCATTGATTAAATTTGATTTAAATGCATTATCTCAATCAATAGCTAGTGGAGATACTACTCCAACTGATATTAGATTGATAATGAGAGAAACTGAAAGTAATGAAATTCCATTAGAATATACAATATACGCTTATCCAATTTCTCAAAGTTGGGAGATGGGTAATGGAACTCGTTTTGATGATATATCAACGACAGGTGTAACTTGGACATATAGAGATGGTCAATCTGCTATAGATTGGATAACAACGAATTTAGCAACTGGAAGTGATAGTAATCCAAATGATGGAACGGGTGGAACCTGGTATACTATAGTATCAGCATCACAATCATTTAATTATGAAACTGCTGATTTAAATATGAATGTTAAAGGTATTGTAAATCAATGGTTAAGCGGTAGTTTACCAAATGACGGATTTATTTTAAAATATTCATCATCATTAGAAAACAATACAAGTGATTATGGCCAATTAAAGTTTTTTAGTAAAGAAACATATACGATTCATCAACCAAAATTGGTAGTAAGTTGGGATGACCAAACAATAGCAACAGGCTCATTGCAACCACTTGATGTAGTATCAAATGATATAGTTGTTAGAGTTAAAAATTTATCAACAAATTACAAAATTGGAAGTATTAAAAAATTAAGAATAGTTGGTAGAGAAAAGTATCCGGTAAAAACATTTACAAATTCATTTTCATATAATGATATTAAGTATTTACCAATAACTACATATTATCAAATAAAAGATTTATTATCAGACGATATTATAATTCCATTTGGTGAACATTCAAAAGTTAGTTGTGATAGTTTGGGTAATTTTATAGAATTAAATTTTTCAAATTGGGAAGTTAATAGAACATATAAATTAGAATTTAAAATGTTATCTGATGGTGATGAGATTTACTATGATGATGAAATCACATTTGGTATAATATAAAAATAATGAGACAGCAAACCGGATTAAAAAATGAAATAAAAGTAAGTGAACTAATTCAAAGTGGTTCTCTTGCGATTAAAACCAAAAATGAATTTGGTGTGCATGTTTTTAGCGGTTCTGTTAGTGATGATGGTATATTATCTGGCAAACTAACAAAACCTAAATATAATGAAGATGAATTAATAAAATCCATCGATACCATTATAACTGAATTACTTCCAATAGAAGCTCCTGAACTTCCTGATACTGTATTAAGAGTTATATATAATGAAGCATTATTTGAAATAGATGATTTAAGAGAGCAAGTAAGATTATTGAACATTGATGTTTCAGATTTAACCGCTAAGGTTTCTGAATTAGAGATAGTTACGCAATCTCTTAGAGTTGAATTGGATGGTAGAGAAATAGTAGTTGCATCGGTTGAAAATCAAAATAGACAATCTGTGGCAAAGGTTCAATCTAGTATTGTAGAATTGCAAAACTCTATACAAAAAGCAACATCTGAAGCAGTTCAAAGAGTATCTCTTACGGCTAGAAACGAATTACTGGAAGGACAAATTGAAGTTTTAAACGAACAATTAGGAAGTGCACAAACTCAAATTGTTAATTTAACTAATACAATTAACGGATTAAATGGTCAAATAACAAACTTAGTTTCACAAACTAACACAGCACAATCTACCGCAGCAGCAGCTCAACAGGCTGCAATTGCTGGAAGTAAGAAAAAGAAAATTATATGTGACTTATTATATAAGCAAGGATACTTACCTAAAGATATATGGGAAGCAGACCAGAAGTTTGGTCAATTGATGATGAGAGAAAATACAAAAGGATTACTTGGTTATTTAATATGGGCAGAACCTGTTGTTGATTTCTTAACTAAAAAACCACAATATTCAAAGTATTTTTATTTGATAACAAAACCTTGGTCAGAACATATGGCTTATATGATGGGTGTGTTGCCAGATGATAATAAACTTGGAAAAGCTATTCACGTAGTTGGAAATCAATTTTCACTTTTAGTTTATCATTTATATAAGTTTAAAAGTAAATACAAAATAAAAAATACAATATTCAAATGGCAATTAGGAATATAAAAGAATTAATTAATAACAAAGGATATGTTATAAATCCAAATGATAGAAAAATCTTTGAAGAAGAAGATTTACAATCATTTTTTGGATTTAGTGAATCCGATGCCATAGAGTTTATTATATATGACATAAACAATAATCAATTACCACAAGGTGATGGAAATTTGGTTAGATATATTCCGTTAAATAGTCAAAATATAAATGATTATTTTTTAATACAGGATGGAACTCTTTTTCAGAAATATAAATTACCATCTGAATATTTTATTGATGCGGAGCGTTTATTAGCTGAAGCTGGATATACAAATGGTATATTTAAAACTCAAATAACTTTAATTAATAAAAGAGCCGGTAGTCAAAAATCTTATGATAAATTGTGGATAAATGAAATTTCACCATCTCGTACTGAAGTTAGATTATTTCCATTAAAGGAAGGAGTTTCTATAAATTCACAATTGCAAGAGAGATTTAATGTTTTTATCAATGATGGTGATTTTAGAGAAGATACAATTGCATACGCATTGGAATTTATTGAAACTATAGATCCAACTAAATTATCATCTTTTGTTAGAAGTAAATATGGAAATGTGTGGGTTGATGAATTAATATCAGAATTTAAAATAAAAGATTTTGATGTGTTTTTAAATAACATATATGTTAAATTTAGACAAGCTAGTATATATGAATTTACAAATAGAATATCTAAAATAGATGATATTAATTTTGGAAAACCAAAACCAACAAAACCTAAAATTGAATTATCAAAAGAATCTGTTGTAAATATATGCAAACAATTACTTACATATATAGTTAATTATTATTTGCCACAACAAAATGTTAAATTAACAAATACAACTTCCAATACCTTTGAAAGCAGTGTTGACCCTGTTCGTGATATTTTACAAACATCAGAAAGTGATGTTGTTATTATATCAAAGCAAGTTGAGTTGGAAGTTAAATCTGTAACAAAGCCAAATATTAATATAATATCAACTACGATAGAAAGATTAATTAAGGAAGAAATAGAAATACCAATTAAAACAATTATAACTCCAATAGAAGAACCAATATATGTTACTCCTGTTGTAGTGGAACAAATTGTATATTCTACACCAACCGGCGGCGGAGGTGGGGGTGGTGGATTTGTTGAAAACGATTTTGGAACTGGATTTGGTAGAGAACGAGTAGTTGATGGGAATTTGGTTGATAGACAAAATATACAATAAAAATATTTATTATTAAATAATGGCAGAAAATTTAAATTTTTACAATAGCCTTTTCAATAGTGACTATGGTGGTAGTGGCGGTGGAGGTGGTACATCCACAGGTGGTGGGTCTGCTGTTAGTGTTGGAGCTTTGCCAAATCCATCTTTATTAATAGATGAGGAATATTTAGTAGAAGTTAAATCAAATATATCCGATGCTAAAATATTATTTGGAAGTGATGATAAAGGTTCAACTCCAAATAATTTTAGATTCACGCTATCTCAACTTCGTGATAAGGGTGGTTCTGATATTATAAAATTAGAAAAGACTAATTATTATTGTAATACAGAATACAGAGTTAGTATAGTTAATAATCCTGCATTTATAACGCAAAGTCAACAATTCAATACAGATGGATTATTTGATGTAAATGGTAGAATTGGGTTAGTAAATCTAAATCAACAATTATTTACAAATGTAAAACCTTATATAGTTTCCATAACAAAATTTGTAAATGGAGTTCAAGAATCGGTTAACGCAAATACCGCAGATGGGAAAGTATTTACAATTGAATTTGAATTAGTTAAAGAATCTATAGATGTAATAGAACAACCTATTTCTGTTGCTGATATAACTTTTGCTAACACGGGAGCTAATGGTTCTGTCAAATTATTGATAAATGATAATACCGAAATCACATTAAGTAATAACGAAATCTTACAATATGAGATAGGAACTAAAATAACAATATTATCAGCAAATCAAAATTTTAGGCTCAATAGTACGGTTATAAGTAGTGGTGGGCAAACTGATAAAAGAGAGGCATCTGATGATTTACAAAGTTTGCAGGTTTCGTTTACATTAGATGGTGATACATCAATTTCAACAGAAACTACACAAGTATTTATACGTGACTTGGAATTGCCTGTTATTACAGAAGCTTTTGGAAAAAATGATAGAAGGTATAATATAAATAGTAAGAGTCCATATCCAATCGCCCTTACAAAAAGTAATTCTGTTGATAGCTTACAAGTTGTAATTGGTGAAACCATAACTACATATACTGATTTAGGAACTGATACGGATTTTATAATATTAATACCTGCTAATAAATTTAGTAGAATTGGGGTCTATCGTATTCAAATAATTCCCAGAAACTCAGATGGTGATGGTGATCCATTAAACATATCTTTAAATGTAGTTGATGATGTTTGGGTTGGTGAGCCTGATATCAGAAACATAACATATCCATCTATAATAGAAGGAGCGGATTATGTAGGGACTAATGTGGATTTTACAGTACAATGGGAGAGTGTTAATACTGATTATGTAAGAATATATAAATTAAATGGTAGTTCATATATTCAAGGACCTGCAACAGGTAAAACTACTTTAAACGTTCAATCACTTATTGGATTAGATGGAATTGAGTTTCCTCAAAACGATAATGCAATTGATATGACACTAAAGTTAGTTCCATTTAATATAAGTGGAAAAGAAACTTTAGTAGGTAAGGAAGAATTAATTAGAATAAAATTTTCAAAAGGGTTATTGGATATCCCAAGACCAGTTGCTGTTAATAGATTAGTAGATGGATTCTTAAAACAATTTGATTCTAAAATATTAGAAACAGAAACATCAAAATATTTAACACATACATTAAATTTTGGTGAAGCTGATAATAAAATAATTACAACTTGGACTGGTAGTGAAGGTTCATTGATTGTTAAATTGTATGAACCACTACCAACATCAATACAAACAAATCAGCAAGTTTGGATATCCAAATTACAATCTAGTCCAATTTTAGATACCGTAACGGTTAGTGGATTAAATGTTGATTTATGTAGTCCATTAAAAGGACCTAATTTTTC